TCAAGCTATAAATTACATGATGCAAGAGGCAAACGCAGACAAGCAGTTTGGACGACAAAAAGAGCTTATTGATTATAAGGCTGGGTTGGAAAAACCAGATAATAAAGCATTAACTCAAATAGCAAAGCTAAACCAAGATTTACAAGCTGGTAGAATTAATGAAGAGCAATATAATATAGCTTTATCTTCATTCTTAAATAAAAACAATATGACAATTAGAACAAACAAAGATGGAACTTTTGAATTTATTAAAGGCGCTCAGCCTGATCCAGCTAATTTAAAGAAAGTTGAAGATGACCAAACATTTAAAGACGTTGCATTTGTGGGTGCTGGGGAAAGAATATTAAAGGCAATAGATGAAGGTAAATTTTTGCCAGTTACTGGAGTTATTGCTGATAAATTAAAAGACACTCCTTTTGGGCAAGTGCAAAGAGATGTTGCTGAAGATTTAGAATTACTTGCAACTCAAATGCAATTTGAAGCTATAGAAGCTATGAAAGCTGCAAGTAGAACAGGTGCATCTGGTTTGGGTCAATTAACTGATGCTGAAAGAAAAGCTGTTGGTAAATTAAAAACAAACTTTGATAATGCTCAAAGTCCAGAGGCAGTAAAAAGAGCTGTAAGGTCATCAATCTTACTAAAAGCATATTTTAAAAATGGCCTTAAAGACTTTAGTAGTAATAAAGAAAGAAATGCTACGCCTGAAGAAATGGAAGCAATGGTAAACGGTGTTAATCCATTTTTAGGTAATTCGAATTTATCTATTGGTAATGTTCCTAGTTTTAGTAGCCCAAGATTAAGTGATAAAGATTTAGAAGAAAAATATATGTAGGAATTTAACTAATGGGTAATTATACTTATAAGGAATACATGGAAGGTGCTAGAAAAGCAGACGCCGCTGGCGATGCAGAAGGCGCTAAAAGGTTGGTTAAATTAGCACAATCTAAACGTGAGGCAAAAGATGACTCAGGCTTTGTTGAATCATCTATTGATACTGCTGGAGATGTTTTGGGCGCAACATTAGCTGGTGCTGCTAGGGGTGTAAAAGGTGCATTAGAACTACCAGAGCTAATTAGTCGCGCTGGTTATCGCGGTGTGCAAGAGGTTGGACAGTATTTTGGTGCTAATATGGGTAAAGATGTTCCTGTTTTAGAAAGCGCAACTGGTGAACTTATTGAGCAAGGTTTAAGTTATATTCCAGGTGCAAATGAAGCTATGCAATATCGTGGTGATACAGAAGCTGGTGAGTTCGCAGGTAAAGTCGGTGAATTTTTACCATTTGCATTAAAAAATGTAGCAAAATATGCAGTAGCACCTGTTGTATCTGGTATGGCTGCTGAAGAAACTGCAAAGTCTCTTGGGTTTGGAGAAACAGCACAAAGTATTGCTGAAGTTGGAGGTATGATTGCTGGTCCATCCGCCGTTACAAAAGCTAAACAAATTATAAGCCCATATGGGGGCGCAGACCCTGCGAGACTAGCTGCAGCAAAAGCATTAGAAGAAAGTGGAGTAAGTGTATCGGCTGGCCAAAAAGTAGGTGATGAGGCTTTAAAAAGAAAAGAAGCACAATCAAGGAATTTTGGAGACTTTAAAGGTAAGCAGCTTGATGAGTTTACTCAAGCTATTTTAAGGCAATTTGGGTCAAACGCAAATAGAGCAACACCAGATGTTTTAATAGAAATACAAACTAGGCTTGGCCAAAATATGAATGAAGCTATTTCTGGAGTAAAGTTAATACCAGAAGCAGAAGATTTAAAAAATATGTCATCAGTTTTGCAAAAATTTAAAAAGTTAAAACCTGATAACGTAGATGCAGAAGTACCAAACGCATTATTAAAAAAAATAAATAGATCACTTATAGATACAGTAAGTAAAAAAGGTGTAATTGATGAAGAGCAATTTATAAGTTTTAGAGAGCAATTAAGTTTACAAACAAAATCTAAAAATAGAGCAATTAGAAATGCTACTATAGGCACATTAAATATACTTGATGACTTAATGGATAAACAGCTAACTGCGTCTGGAAGGTCGTCAGATATACAAAAATTAAACAAAGCTAGATCAGACTATCGAAATTATTTTGCATTAGAGAATGCTGTAGCTAGTAGTGGTGAACTAAAAGCATTAGGGATAGTAACGCCATCTAGTATTGGTTCAGCGTTAAGGTCGCAAAATAAAAGGCAGTATGTTCAGGGCAAGCGTGGTGATATAGGAGATTTATCTAAATCAGGAGAAATTGCTGTATCTTTCCCAAGCTCATCTGGAACTGCTGAAAATATAAAAGCATTAATGGGTATGATGAAATCTGTGCCTAGCGCAAGTATTGGTGGGGCAGTAACGAGCGCTTTGGGATTAGGCCCATATGTTGGCGCAGTAATTGGTGGTTTAGGGCCAGTAACTTTTAATAAATTATTAATGTCTAAAAAAGGTCAAGCTTATTTAGCAAATCAAATTGTTTCCAATAGTAAGGGTGCTACATCAAAAGAAAATGCACAAAGAACAATTGCATTACTTTCTCAAGCAAACCAAGAAATATTACAGGAATAGATCATGGAATTAAAACCAAAATCACGTAGAGAAGTCGAAGGCATTGTCCAGGATGCTATTGCTAGCGCAGTAGATTTTGTTGAAAGCGAAATAAGCCAAGACAGGATTAAAGCGCAACGATACTATGATGGTGAAGTTGACCTTGGTTATGAGGATGGCAGAAGCAAAGTTGTAGCCACAAAAGTACGTGATACCGTACGTGCTGTAAAACCAAGTTTAATGCGTATATTCCTAAGTACGGCAAAGCCAGTGGAGTTTGTTCCACATGGCCCAGAAGATGTAGCAATGGCAGAACAAGCCACTGAATTTATGCACCATGAGTTTACACGTTTAAACGGATACCGCGTAATTAACGATGCATTCCAAGATGCACTTGTTAAAAAGCAAGGTATCGTAAAAGCATACTGGATGACATATCCAGAAGCAGAGATATACACGTTTACAGACCTTAATGATGATGAGCTTGCATATCTTACAGATGATGATGAAGTAAGCGTAATAGAGCAAACTACAGAAATGAGCATCTCAATGGATGAGATGGGTATGGAAGTAGAAACACCATTACACAGCATAAAGATTAGCCGCCAGCAAGAAAAAGGCGAATTATGCATAGAAAGCGTGCCACCTGAAGAGTTCTTCATTAACCGAGATGCACGTAACCTCAAAGATGCTTATTTGGTGGCTCATAGAACTGAAATGCGCGCAGGTGATTTAATAGCAATGGGGTATGACCCTGAAGTTGTCTTAGACTTAGATAGCTTTGATAATGGGTCAGAGATGACTGAAGCTGAAGTGCATGAAAGACGTGGCTATAACTTAGATACATCTGATGAAGATGAGCAAGACCCGTCAATGAAGAATGTAACTGTGACAGAAGCATATATGCGAATAGATGCTGATGGCACTGGCATACCCGTATTACATAAGATTACTTGCGGTGGTACATCATATGAGATGCTAGACTTTGAGCCATGCGATGAGTTACCTTTTGCTAAGTTTGAAATAGACCCAGAACCACATACATTCTATGGACGCTCACTAGCTGAAATAGTTATGGATGACCAAGATGCAGCCACAGCAATACTGCGCTCAATCTTAGATAACGTGGCAATGACAAACAATCCACGTTTGGCGGTCATAGAAGGCGCAGCTAACATTGATGACGTGTTAAACAACGAGATTGGTGCAATTGTAAGAATGCGCCAAGCAGGTGCGGTACAAGACTTGTCAGTGCCATTTACTGCTGGGCAGACGTTAAGTGCATTAACTTACTTAGATGGCCTTGTAGAGACTAAAACAGGTGTCTCACGGGCTTCTATGGGATTAGACCCAGATGCAATGCAATCTACAACTAAAGCGGCTGTGCAAGCTACTGTGCAAGCTGCGGCTGGGCAAGTTGAAGTTATGGTGCGTAACCTAGCAGATGGCATGAGAGACTTGTTTGGCATAATGTTACGCTTATCAAACAAGAATGTAGATGAAGAGCAAATGATGCGTATGAACGGCACATTTGTACCAGTTGACCCTAGAGTATGGGACAGCTCAATGGACGTTAATATTAATGTTGGATTGGGAACTGGACGTGAGGAAGAAAAATCTATGGCACTTAGCCA